AATCTTCATCTTCCATCCATGTTATTACACCATCATTTGTTTCACCATCAAAGGTTACGGTAATATCTGTGCCTGAAGTACCATCACCTATTGTAAGTGATGTACCTAATAATTTTGTAATTGGTCCACCTTCTGCAGCTGTACCATCATGAGTATGTCCTGATGCTGCTACAAATGCGGCAAGAAGTTGATCAAATTCATTATTCAGATCTGATGCTTCAATTACTGCACCATCTGTAATGCCTGCTGAACTTTGTCTTGTGTATGTTGCTCCCATTTTATCGTCTTCCTCCTGGTACGAATTCTAATTGAAATCCTCGGATTGACCAAGGTAAATTAGTACTTGTGTCTGTTATTTTTACTGCAACAGCAAATCCTGACCCTTCAACTGATTTTCTAGTAATAGGTAAATCTCCTTGACCATAAGTTGCTGTTCCGTATGCCCCTGTACCAAAATAAGCACCACTTCCTGAAGAAGTTAATGTAATTAAAGCTGGTTGGGGTGTTTCTCTATCATTATAATTATATTGTAAATATAAACTTGCACTGACTTCACCTTCAGGTTTCCAGTTTAGATTTACTCTTTCCATAGATTTTCTAATTCCAGGATCTCCCATTGTCATATCAGGAGATCTATAAGTTGAATCTAAAGCTGCAGTATCACTAGCTCTTGTCCAAACATTTCCTGATTCTTGTTTATAAATATATCCATCATATCCACCTGATACAATAGTTTCAGTATTACTAATGTAATCTGAATCACAACAAGAAACTTTTAAACCTTTTATATCTGCGTATTCATATCCTAATTGATTTGTATTAGGATTAATTTTAATACAAGCTAGAAGTCCTTTTGAACTACTTTCAGCCCCATCTGTAGGATAAAATAAACGATACTGTGATTTATCTCTTATAACTAATGAAGTTACATTAGTATAAGTAATATCATTAATTCTATCTTGTACTTGCTTTGAAATAGTACCAAGTTCAACGTCTCCAATTCTTGCTGTACCTGCAATAGTTCTTAATCCATCAGCTGATAAAAATACTAAATCTCCACCTAATTCTTGAATGGAATGATTAGCAATTGTTCCAACATTTTTAGCAACTTCTGCTAATGCAAAATTACTTGAACTAGTTCCTGTTATTTTATAAATTTGTCTTTGACAAAATATATAAAGTTCATCCCTAAATACTTTTAAACCTGTAACAACATCACCAACTTTAATTGTTCCTGCTCCTGTATCAAAATCATCTTCTGTATAAGGTCCTGAAAATATAATACTATGTGTTGCATCTGACATCCCTGCATAAAACATATGATTAGCAAAAGATTTTACATACTTAGGTGCAGTAGGTGCTGTTCCCCCACCTGTTGCATTTATAATATCTTCAGTATAACTTGTATTTAAAGTAAATGCATTTGTAGATCCTGTTGCAATTATAATTTTATTAGTACCATCATAATTAAATTTATCAAAATCATAAGTATAAGTTGATCCTTTACTTGTAGCTCTTGATGTCCAAGACCCACTTGTTGTTCCACTATATACTGTCCCACCACGTCCTGCTATAATTATATCATTAAAAATAGCTGACAATAAAACTCTCTCACTTGAAGCTGCTACTTGAGGAACTATGGTTGAATTATATTTTGTTGTACCATTAAGTCGTCTATAACCACCTTGAGTTGATGGTTCAAAATTACTTAATTGTAAAGCTTCACCAGGTTGCATATTATATACATCCTTGTTTAATATAAGTCCACCTCCGCAACTTGCCGTATAAGGAGATATTTGAGAAGCATCTGGCATATTATTTTATTTATTTCTTTTCATAAAAATTTTATAATATTCTCCTAATACTTTTAAAGAAACATTTGGTAAAATTTTTTTAATATTTAAACCTTTCTTGGCAGCACTTTCATATTTTTTATATTCTTTCATATCAAAAGTACCACCAGCCATTTTTACAGATTCAGGCTCTACCCTATCTACTGGGTGTGCATTAGTATATACTTTGTCATTAACTGGTTTAATCATACTTTATATTTCATAGATTCTTCTAGCTTTTTAAATGTTAAAGCTGGATCTACTTCTACTCCTAATTTTTTTTGAAACTTTTCTTTAATATTTTGACCTGGAAGATTTTCAATTTCTTGCCAGTCAGTTTTTGCTGCTAATGGTTTTTTTACATTAACTCTCTTAGTTTGTAATCTCTGAGCTACTGGATGTTCATTACCTATTATTTTATTTGGATCTCTTAATACCATTATGTTACCACTCCTATAGTAGTTGCAATACTCTCACCAATTGTATCAGATCTCATATAATCTGCATGAGTACCATAATCTGTTTTTAATAATTTTAATTTTCTTTGATAATCTCTATCTGCTAATTGTGCATGTTGAGGATCTGATCTTAACATATATACATAATATTTTGCTCTATCAATAATTATTGAAGCAAACCTATCAGGTAATCCCATATTATCACCATGTGCAGATAAGTCTGTATGTGTTGCATAATAGTCATAACTAACTGTATACTCACCCTCACCTGGTATAGGACTTAAAATAAAAGAACCATAATCAGGTTTTCTTATTACTTTTGCAGGAAGTCCAAAAGCACTACTATTATTAACATCATCTGCAACTTTATTAGTTTGTAAATATGTATCATATGTAATATGTGCTAATTTTTTAGGGGCAATATCACTTCGAGATACTCTAATATAATCTACATCCATATTATTTGAGTCACTATTAATTACAGTAATATAAGTTGCCACTTGACTTGCAGTAAAAGTTGTATCTAAAATATTACCTTCACCATAATTAGTTACAGTTAGCGTTGCATTTAAATCAGTTGTAGCATGTGCTGCATTACCTATTTTAACAGCTAAACTAGAACCTCCTGATGCCGAATCAATAACTCTTACTTGAACTTTATAAGTTTTATTTTTTACAGTAGTAATTGCTTGTGATACTGCAGCATCATTTAAACGTAATCTTCCATTACCACCTGAGTTATATGCAGGAGTTCCACCTCCTACAGCTCCAGTTGTAGCATTTGTCCAACTAGTTATATTAGAAGTAAATTCCCCATTAGTAATTAATTCTGTTGGCTTTAAAAAAAAAGACTCAAAGTCCACTCTACGCATATCAGATGGAAATGTATATTCTCCATCGCCTGCTTGAAGGGCTTGAGTCGTTGTTGTATGTAATAAAGGAAGTTCTGCACCTTCATTATAAATATCGTGAATAGATTTATTAAGTAAATCTTTAACAGCCGTTTGAATTCCACGACTGCTAGAAAAATTAGATGAAGTCATTTCAACTTCATTTAATTCTCTTAAAACTCTGTTAGATAATATTAAATATGTTGTTGCCACTATTCTTCCTGTTTAGTATTGTCTTGTACAGAATGTTCATATTTAATTAATAATTGTTTAATACGAGATTCTGCATCTATTAATTGTTTTTGTAAATCCTCAATCTGCTTTTTTAAGGCAGCATTATCAGACTTGTATTCTTGAATTACTTCAAGAAGTTGATTTCTTTTCTGATAACTCATCTAGTAACTTTACAATGTGATCTAATTTATCACCTTGAGAAGCAACTTTGTTTTCTAAATTTTGTATTCTATTTAAAGTTGATGGATTTAAGCCACCACCTAAATAGGTGATCTTTTGTCCCGTACTTGCTACTTTTCCATCTTTATTACTTACTGTTTTTTGAGTTAAATCATATGTAGTCATATATATCCAATTATACGGGGTTGAATTAAGGGGGATATAAATACCCCCCTTAAATTATTTATTTATTAATTGTGGTCTGTTTCATCAACGCCAGAAATATCACAAAGTATTGCCCATACTCTTGCTTTTCCTGCTGTATCAGAAGCACCTGCAGTTAATATATCGAGTGTATCTGCTGAAGCAACAGTTAACATAGCTGTCGCATCAGTTGCATCGAATTGCTTATGTCCTGTAGCATTCGCATCAATTGCATCACAGAAGATATCAGGGTCAACACCCGTGATACCCAAGTCGAATACGACTGAGCTAGAAGAAGCCGTTAAGATTTCTATCCCGCCAGCCATAACGCAAGTTTCTGCAGGGATATCTAAACATTGTATGATATCCGCTGCTGCTGTTCCAGATGAACTGTTTACTGCAGACATGTCGATTGTATTTTCCACTAAGTAAGGTACTCTACCATTGGACGGATGTCCAGTAGTTCCACCTACACCTGTTCTGTCATATGTAGCCATAATCTATCTATTATCCTCCCAATTAACCGACTGTTATAACACCAGAGTAAACTGCAGTTGATCTCAGAATTTTTCTTCCGAAAACATGCAAGCCTCTCACAATGTCTGAAAATGAATCAGGGTCTCTGATAAGTTCTGTTTTCGCAATATGGTTTGCCGTAGCAACTGCACCTTGGTGCCCATAAAGGATTGCATACTCATTAGATCCTGCTGATCCGAACGTTTTAGATGCTGCTGCTCCACTTGAAACCGCAATTGCGTTTGTAGAGTAAAGTCTAAACCCAAATAAAGGTCTATCTGTTACCATACCGTTTCTCATAGAAGATGCAGAACCATCATTCATTACTGATTGGTCCATAATCTTTGCACTTGCTTTTCTCAATTGCTTGTAAAAAGCTGGTGGTGCAACTAGCCATCTGTTTTCCTCTGGTACGTCATTACCATCAAGAACTGTCTTAGCAGCTGATATAACATCTGCTAATGTATCTGCCGCAGCATCTCCATCAATTGGCGAAGCATCTGTTCCAGTGTTCGCTGCTGATGTTGAAGCATTGTCATAAATGTGTTTTAATACATTATAGTCGTAGTTTCTTTTTAGTGAATAAGCACCTGAAGAAGTTGCAAGAGCTTCCCAATTTACATGTGATTGTCTTTCTTCGATGTCATCTACTTTAAACGCAAAGTAAGAACCTTGGTCGACAGTAAGTTGTAACTTATCATCTGCCAAAGTTTGTGTGTTTACAGTTTGACCTCGAGCGTAGTCGCTCACAGTAATGGAAGGCTCTTTCACGATATTTACCGTGTCGCCAAAATTTTCAATTTCTCCAGCGTAATCAGTGTTAGTAATATCTTCAACAACTGATGCACGTCTGAAAAACTTTTGAACCTTTTGACTATAGACTGCTGGTACCCAATTACCCGAAGGTAAATTCTGGTAGCCAGTAGCCAGTCCCATTGTAGCCATGTGTTAGCCTCCAATTTATTGTTATTAAGGTTGGATTCTACCTTCTCGTACAGCCTTATCGATTTCTTCTTCGTACTTCGCATACTCACGAACATTCATCTTAGAAATTTCAGCATTAGACCAAACTTTCTTTGTAGGAGCATCTGGTGCCTCTGCTTTTTTAGTTTTACTTACCACTTTAGCAGCTTCTTTTTTAGCAGTCTGTTCTTCCTTCTTACTATACTTACCAAGTCCCCGATCCATTTTATATAGATCTAAAGCTCTGGCAGCAAGTGAAGCATTGCTTGTATTTTCATACAACCAATCTTGAATAACAGGATCTTGCTTTGCAGCCCATTCATGAAAATCGTCTTTTGAACGAAGATCATTAAAATCAGGATGCAATTTTAAAAGTTCTACTTCAGCTTTTTCTTTTGCAATTTCTTCCTGTTGAACTTGAAGATTTTGATACTTAGTCTCCATCTCTTTTGTTCGACTATCCGCTTTATTCATGGCAATGGTTTCAACCATTTCATAAACATCAGGATACTCCTTTCTCCAAGATTCTAATTCGTCTTTGGATTTAGGTGGAATAAACTGTTTTGATGATTGTTCAAGTTGAGTTCTTAAAGTTCGAACTTCATCTTTATGCTTTCCGAGTGTAGAATCATAGTGTCTTTTCAAATCGTCATAACGTTTCTTAAAGACACGGTCTTCGGCATTCTCAGGGCGTTCA